AATAGACGACCAAACGCCCGCAGACCCGCTTGACCTTAAAGAGGTACAAGTGGTAACTAAGACCGGCCAAGAGATGTCCGCCTCCCAGCTGTTGGCACTTCAGACTCTCCAGGGCACTAATAGACCTGAGATGGCTAAGCTGCTCAACAGTCTTGGCATTAACCTGTCAGTCCGTCTCAGCAAGACAGACACAGCCAACTTGCTGGCATGCCTCCTCACTTGCAACGAGACACAGCTAGCCGCACTAATGGCTAATGACAAACTACCGCTCGCTCTTAAAGCTGTTATCAAGCGCATTCAGCTTGACGCGAGAATTGGCGAGACAGGCACTATTGAGCGTATTTGGGACAGACTATTTGGTAAAGGTCCTATGAGCCTTGACGCGACACCTATCACGGGAGTACCGTCTGCCGTGCCGGGCCTTATTCCTGACCAGCCCATATCCCGGGAGGCTTATGTTATTATTCGTGAGACATTGTTAAAGTAAATAGCTAAATAGCTAAATAGGCCCAATCTACTATGGCTCAATCAATCGAAGATATACAGCAGGCAGCTATTGCGCAAGTCAAGGGACAGGTCTCCGCAAGAGACCTTTTTGCATTAGAGCTGAAGGGCTCGCTTGAGAGCTATTCACGAGCTATGTTCAAAGCGCAGTATGGCTCGTCTCTTATTGTAGCTGACCTGCATGCTAAACTATTCGCGGCTCTGCAATCAGTTGTTGACGGTGACGTCAAGCATCTTATCATTAACATGCCGCCCCGATACGGCAAGACGCTTATCGCTATTAAGATGTTCGTGTCTTGGTGCTTCGCACTTAACCCCAAGTGTCAGTTCATGCACCTGTCGTATTCAGACTTGCTGGTTAATGACAACTCGTCTACCATCAGAGAGATAATGACGTTGCCGCTCTACAAAGAGCTGTTTCCGCAATCGGCACTTCTTAACGAGAACAAAGGTAGTACCAGGTCTTGGGAAACAAAAGCCAAAGGTTCATTCTATGCGGTGTCAACACAGGGCCAGGTTACTGGTTTCGGTGCTGGTGCTATGCAGGAGATGTCTGCTGCGGCGGACGCTGCAATGGCTGAGCGCATATCACAAGCCTTTTCTTTCGATGAGGCGACTCAGACTAAACTGGCTCTAATTGGTGCCGCGTCTAACGTCTTTCCTGGTGCAATCGTTATAGACGACCCGCTAAAGCCTGAGGACGCAACGTCTGATATTGTTCGAGAGCGTATCAATTCCCGATTTGAGAATACTATCCGTTCACGTGCCAACTCCAGAGAGACACCTATTATTATAATAATGCAGCGCCTGCACGAGCACGATTTATGCGGCTATCTGCTGGACACAGAGCCGGACAACTGGACTGTGCTGAGCCTGCCGGCCTTACGCACTGAGACTGTTACCAAGCATGTTCAAGACGAGAGCGGTGAGGATGTAGTAGTTGAGGAGACAGAGGAGGTAGCGCTGTGGCCTGTAAAACATACCGTTGAAGAGCTGCACCATCTGCAGGAAGTGGACCCGCTAACCTATGATACCCAGTATCAGCAGGACCCTACACCTAAAGAGGGCCTAATGTACGAGGAGTTTAAAACGTATAATCCAGCAGACCCGCCTCAGGCTTTCTTGTCTTCTACTCAGAGATGGAATTATACAGATACGGCTGACACCGGTGCCGACTTCTTGGCCTCTGGCTGTTTTGTGAATACACCAATGGGCGCATACATAACAGACATCCTCTATTCTGATGAGCCGATGGAAGTAACCGAGCCTAAGCTGGCCAGAATGCTCACAGTCAACAGGACAAAGCAGGCAAGGATTGAAGGTAATAACGGCGGTCGCCAGTTTGCTCGAAGCGTTAAACGTATATTGCGTGAAACATTGCATAACATGTCTTCTGTTATTGAAACGTTCACGCAAACAAAGAATAAACAGGTCCGCATATTTTCTAATTCAGCTCTTGTATGTTCTGACATCTACTTTCCAGAAGGCTGGGAAAAGAAGTGGCCTAAATTCGCAGCAGCTGTAAAGACATACCGTAAAAAGAATAACAAGTCTACAAAGCATGATGATGCGCCTGATATGCTGACTGGCATTATCGAAATGCGAACCAGTAAGAGTTTGCATAAGGGCATTAAAAGGAGCAACTAAAAAAGTGTGTTAGATTTGCGAGAAATAGTGTCTGGTCCAAATTTTACTACTATATTTACCGTGAAGGTTGCGCGGGCTAAGGGAAGCTCAAAACGTAACTCAAGCATCTCAGTTAAACTCATAAAATTCGAATTACTATGGGACTTAAATGCGGGTGCCCTGCCGGTGCCCATCTTGCTGACCTGAGCATCCCGGATTGCAAAGAATCTATGGGACAGGTTCAGAAGGTCATTTTCCAGCGTATGTATCTGGCCGATGGTACCAAGAATACCATTGCAGACCCTACATTGAAAGCCTCCTGGACAGCTCTCCTTTCTGCCTCTAACGGCTCTAAGTGTATCATCTCTCCCTACATTCAGGGTCCTACCACTGAGCCTGGTGCTGCCCGTACCTGGGGTGGCGGTAACGACTCTCTCGGTGGCATTCCTGTTGTCATCGGCGCTGAGCCCACCAACTTCTCCGGTAACATCTACCAGGAAAGCCAGTCTGTTATCAAGGTTCTGAAGAGCTACATGTGCGAGAACATCGGCGTGTACCTCATCGACGAGAATGGCCGTATCGGTTGTATCGCGGACAACCCCGTCAACCCTACCGCTTACTCCCCGATTCCCATCTGCGCCTTCTTCGTAGGTGACAAGAACCTCGGCGGTTACGATGCTCCTGACGGAAACGCCATTTCCTGGAGCTTCTTCCCGAACTGGAGCGACAACTTCGTGATGGTAACTCCTTCGGACTTCAACCCGCTGACCGACCTGGTTAACGTGGCTTCGGCTTAAACCAAAAACCTCCTTTTGTAAGCCATATGCACCCCTCCTCCGTTATTCTCGTAGCCCTTCCCGCCGGCATCCAGCAGTCTTTCAGCATTGACCATGCTGAGAGGCTGCTTCGGATGCCTAACAGCGGCTGGGAGCTCCCTAAATACAGCGGTTATGAGTATGACCGTGTAACTGGCCTACACAAAAAGAAGGTCCAGAGGACTACGGTTCACCGGAAGCCGGAAGCCGAATAGCTTCTCCAGTTCGACCCTGGATAGTCTTCCAAAGTTAAAACCAAAGTACAATGCTTGAACTTGACGCTATACGAGAACATCTCAAAGCACCTAAGAAGCGTGAGCGCATAACCAGAGCTCTCGCACTTCAAGCTCGTATTAGGTTTCACACTGAAACCAACGTAGCAAGGTTTCAAGTGCCTCAGGCACAGATATTCCTTGACTGGGTTTCACACATGCTACCGAAAGATAAGTTTGCCACTTTTCTCAGCTTGTTCCAATTCCCGCTACCGTCTTCCACTGTTGTTGAAGACGTGTATCGTGAACTTGAGCGAGTCTTCGACAGTCGCAACTTCTCAGTCTCGTTCCAGTTCAAGGACCAGGCAGCTGCTGAGGACTGGGCAGCTTATCGAACGGTACGCCTTCACGAGCCTCAAATTTGGCGGACTCGTGGCTGGCATAAGATGCAGGTATCGCCTAATTCCATTCTGATTGTCGACATGCCGCCTGTGCAGACGACTGAAAGGCCTGAACCTTATTTCTATTGGCTTGACCTCGAGGACGTTATCGACTACAAATTGGTTGAAGGTGATTGGAACCGCTTCGAATGGCTCATTTTCAAGCAGGGGCCTAAGAAGATTGCAGTATTCGATGAGTTGTCGATTCGCCTCTTCGAAATTAACGACAAGCGTGAGATTGTAAAAATGCTTTCACAGGCGTTCCACGGTCTCACCTATTGCCCGGCAAGGTTTTTCTGGTCTACGCCTCTGAATGAGAAGGAGCGTGACATTAAGAAAAACCCGCTCACTAAAGAACTTGCCAATTTGGACTGGTACTTGTTCTTCGCGCTGTCCAAGCGGCATCTCGACCTCTATGCACCGTATCCGATTTACAGTGCTTACCAGGAAGACTGCAACTATGAGAATAGCGAAACAGGTGACTACTGTGATGGTGGTTTCCTGCGTAACTCGAAGGGTAATTACAAGTTCTTGGCAGACGGTTCTGTAGAGCGTTGCCCGATATGCGGTTCCAAGCATCTTGCTGGCCCTGGTTCCTTTATTGAGGTTCCTGTGCCGAACCAATCTGAAGGTGTCGCAGATATGCGTAATCCTGTTCAGATTACAACAATCGACCGTGAGTCTCTTGACTACAATGTTAAAGAGGTTGTCCGGCTTAAGGACGAAATTATCACGTCGATTGTTGGTTCTGGCGGCACAGTAAGTGAGAAAGAGGCAATCAATGAAACTCAGGTTTCTGCTAACTTCGAAAGTAAGACCAGTGTGCTTAACGCACTTAAGACTAATTTCGAGCTTGCGCAGAAATTCGTTGATGACACAATCTGCAAGCTGCGTTACGCTGAGGCCTTTGTCAACTCCTCCATTAACTGGGGCACTGAGTTCTACATCTTCACGGTCGGTGAACTCTACAAGCGTTACAAAGAAGCTAAAGATACTGGAGCATCTGACGCTGAGCTGAACGCACTTGCCGAGCAGATACTTGAAGTTGAGTACAGGAACAATCCTATCGAGCTGCAGCGTATGAAGATTCTTCGCCAGCTTGAACCTTATCCGAACAAGACGACTAATGAAGTCGTGGACCTGTTTGGTAAAGGGTTACTCGACAAGGACCAGGTTAGACTGAAAGTGAATTTCACTCCCTACATCAAGCGTTTTGAGCGCGAAAATATCGACATAGTGTCTTTTGCGTCCGGTCGCCCGATGAGAGAGAAGGTTTCAACAATATTACAAACACTTCAAAGCTATGTTTCAGAAGAAAAATGAAAAGGAGCTGGAGAGCCTCAAGCCTGAGGAACTCGCAGCGCACCAGAAAGAGCTGATGGTCCGCAAGGCGGAACTTCTGCAGAAGAAAAAGGACGGCGTTATCGCCGACGAAGAACAGGCTGAGCTCGAAGACCTCGCAGTCTACCTCGTTGCTGTTGGTAAACTTATCAAGAAACCCGAGCAGCAGAAACCTGAGAAGCCTGAGCAGGCCAAGTCTGAACAGCAGAAACCCGAGCAGGCCAAGCCCCACGCCTATGTCCCTCCTAAGGGCGAAGAAAATGTTGCTGTTCTGAGCCTGACCAGAGGCCGCAGATTCAATCCCGACACGGGAGAGCGCGAAGCCCCTGTGTTCACTCAGAAGTTCAGTGCTAACGAGTATCGTCTGTTTATGGCGCATTACAAGAGCCTGGGCTATACCATCGAAGAAGTCATTTATAACCCGTTTGAAAAGTAGCATATGTTAACAGTTGAAATTCTTAAGCAGAACACTAAGCTTTCTGGCTTGAGCGACGAGCAGCTGAACGCTATTGCTACTATGTCGCAGAATGACGAGAACACCGTTATTGGTGCTCGTATCGGTGAACTTCACGGCCAGTATGACGCTGACGTACTCAGTGTTTCTGGCGTTACTAAGAAAAGCGGCGAGAAGAGCTATGACTATGTCAAGCGTGTTCTCGGTGACTACAAGACCAAACTTGAGGCTTCCAAAAATCTGCAGTCCCAGCTCGACGCTGCTAATGCTCAGATTGATGAGCTGAAGTCCAAAGGTCCGGATGAGACCATCAAGCAGGAACTCAAAGACGCAAAGACTCGTGCTGAACAGCTCAAGAACAGCCTGCAGGCTAAAGAGGCTGAGTTTGCAACTGCAAAGGCAAACCTCGAAAAGCAGGTTATGGATGCCCACGTGGATTACGCGTTCAAGGCCGCAACTGCGGGCCTTAAGTTCAAGGACGGCATCAGTGACGCGCTCAAGAACGTTATTCTTAGCGCGGCTAAGAACGAGGTTCTTGCAAAGGGTACGCCTGAACTCATCGATGACGGTAATGGCGGCAAGCGTCTGGCCCTCCGCGGTACCGATGGTAACCTGGTCAACAACCCCAAGAACGGGCTTGCGCCTTACACCATTCAGGAGCTGGTTATGGAAACGTCTATCAAGGATGCAATCAGCACTGCTCCTAATCACGGTGGTGGTGGTACCGGTCCCACTCCTCCTATTGACCCGAATTTGCCTCTCGACTTGAGTGGCGCAAAGACCCAGCTTGAGGCTGACAACATGATTGAGAACTATCTCCTGACTGTCAAGGGCCTCACTCGCGATAAGGTCGAATTCGGTGAAGAGTCTCTCAGACTCCGCAATGAAGCAAAAGTGGCAGAATTGCCTCTCAAATAGTAATCTACTGAAGCACAAGGGTAATGCCTCAGACACGTTAAATCTTCTTAAAAGCAAGCACTATGAGCTTAGTTAACACACGTATTCAGAACATCCGGGCCAACTCTCGCCTGGATAAGTTCGAGCTCCGCCCGAGTCGCTACGGTGCACTGAACCTCTTCATGGACCAGAGCCAGGACCCGAACGGTATTCTCACTCCGGAGCTTGTCGAGAAGGCTCGCACCTCTATCGGCAACACCCTTGAGACTCCGGTTATCAACTACGATGCCAACATCAGCATCGGTAACACTCGCAGCGTGACTATCGCGGACAGTGAGAATACTTCCGCTATGGTTCAGTTCTCCTTCACCACCTACTCCTGGGGCTTCACGGTTACCCCGGCGATGTACATGAACAACGAAATTAGCATCCAGCGCGACTTCGAGGCCAAGATGATGAAGTACATCTACAAGTTCGCCTCCACTCTCGACCAGGCTGCTCTCGCTGCTCTCGCCGCTGCCAAGACTCAGGTTATGGCCAACCCGCTGTTCTACACCTTCGGTTCCAACGTTATCTCCGCCAGCTGGCTGCAGCGTGAGAACCTGCTTGGTGACCTCAATGTTATGATGGAGGCCAATGACTTCTTCGGTCAGCTCCACGTTGTCGGTGACGCCGGCGTCCAGAGCCTTGTCCGTAAGCTCGCTCAGAAGGACCTCTACAACATTGAGAACAAGCGCAACGAGTGGGGTGACAAGGTGTTCCACTTCACCAACGGTATCGCCGCCACCCAGAACGTTTTCGCACAGGGTTACGCCGTGCAGCAGGGCGCTGTCGGTATGCTGACTCGCTTCGAGCGTGACAGCATTCTCGGCACTCGTTCCGGTGATGGCCACGAGTGGGGTATCGCCACGCTGCCCGTCCTCAACATGCCTGTCGGCACTTACTTCTACGATTCTGTCGACAACTACTCCGGTATCGCCGGTGCAGCTACTGCCGACTTGACTCGTACTCGTAAGGAGCACTACGGCTTCGCGGTGGACGTTTGCTTCGTCACTGCTTACAACAGTGCCCCCAACACGCTCGCCAGCCCTATCATCGCCTTCAACGTGGGCTACAACGCCGCCACCGACAAGCTCGGTCTTGTGGTTAACAATGTTGGCCAGTAGTAGAGCAAAAACCCTTTTTGTTTCATAGCTTTAAGGTCGGAGGACGCCGTGGACCACTAAAGTCCTAAGCGTCCTCTGTTTTTATATTAAACGACACGCAGCATGTTACGAGCAAAACACATAGAAGATAGTCTTCTCGGTCTTGTTGGTTGGAAACAGACCGATGATGCTAATCCTGACCTCTTGCTATCCTCAAATCTGCTCGGTAGCGAGAGTGGTTTATATTATCAGCAGGCGCACCCTTTGCTCACTCTCAATAACATGGCGAGCATTGCGCCTGACTTTTCCGATTATACCAAGCCTGAGTACAACGAGAACTCAGCTTACTCTAAGGACCAGGTTGTAAAAGTTACGACCACTACTGAAGAAACTGCTGTAGTCAAGTACTTTAAGGCCATCGACAATGTACCTGCTGGTATTAAGCCCGAGGTCTCTGAAGGCTGGCCTAACTATTGGATTGAAACCTCGCCGTTCTCTGAATGGCTTGAAGATAAGACGCGTTCCGCCATCTACAAAGCCATCTACACGTACCTCAACGACAAACAGAATAAAGGTACATACAAGAACCTTCTTGAAGACCGTATTCTATTTGACGTCACTACGCGTATTTCCGATAAAATCGCAAATACCAATGCGCTAGTCGGCTTCGAGATTATTCCGGCACGTGCTAAGGGTGTCACTATCAAAGTGAACAAGATTGGCCTGCACTTCTCAATGCCTGGTACCTACAAGGTGTATATTATGCATTCATCCAAGCAGGGACC